AATCGCCTTCTATTTTGGCAAAAAGTCCTATTTCATTGATGTTATATCCTTCAGTAACCACAGCTTCTTTGGTGACTGGATCCTGATTGCCTATAACAGCAGTAACCTTAATACTATTAGGGTTCTCTTTTCTAACTTCTGATATCTTGTAGAAGTTTTTGCTTGCTTTAAGGTTTGTCGATTTCCTAAGATTTTCCGGTCTCTTTTCTAATTCGCTATACACACCGTTTCCAGTTGCAATAGCAACGAAGGTAATAACTCCCTCGCCCGCCTGAGAGCGGTTAAGCAGTTCTACCCCCTTTTCTGTAGTGACTGCTTTTTGAAATGGCATTGGCATATTGTTTTACCTCCTATTCAATATCAGGGGCTTCATAATACCCATAGGTATATGATCCGTATTTATATGATGATTCTATACTCCTAATGCTCTCAACTGCTTCAAGAATACTTCTTGCATTTTTGACATTTCGTATCATTTCGTTAAACTTCTCAATATTAGTATCATCTATGGTTGCGTTTGTGATGACTTTAAACCTAAACGGTTTCCCGCCATATTCATACCATTCAACTATTTTCCCTTGTCCAAAGACGATCGTTACCATCTCTTCAATGGCTTTAGGTGTTCCTACTTTCATATACCATTTGAGTGCATTCTTTATGAGGTCTCTTTTAATTTCGAGAGAGAACTCAGTATTGTAGAACTGTGTTTTTAGTTCGGCTGCCAGTATATCCAAAACCTCTCCGTCCAATTCATCTATTTTGGAATACAAGCTAATCCGATTACATAAGCTCAGCACCTTTTTTACCTGTATATTTAATGCGGCTCCAATAGCCTGTATTTCAGGCTTTTGTTTTAAGTGCGATGGCAGCATATATATTATGCTGCTGTTTTCAATATCAATCATCCTCAAGCCCTCCATATATGGCATTAATGCTCTTTACTACAGGAATAGACTCTACAGGTGTTATGGTATAGACAGGCGTAACTATATCTACTCTTTTTATGCCGGTTTCCATGAGTTTACTCGTAAGGTATGATGGATTAATATCTCTGCCTATCTTCTCTGTCTGCCATAAATTAAATGCTCGTATTGCTGCATCCACATCTGACTTGATTTTATCCACTAATGCTTTTTTATCTGAACTAATGTAATATGTCAGCCTTACATTATATTCTAGTTTTTCAGGAGCTTTTACCTGTATTCTGTCTGTAAGCGGTTTCCTGTTCCCGTCTTCCAAATATTCTTTTACTCTGGTAAGCAATGCCTCGTCTGGCAGTCCGCCACCCTTTTTTGATATTATTAGTTCAACCGTTGCATCTTCTTTAGATTTTACGATCACATCCTCAACTTCTTTATCAGCCTGCTTGGCAAAGTATTTATAAGCTCCCTCACTGCCTGTAGTTGAATAAATTTCAGATACATCAAGATAACGCTCTGCCAGCTCCTCATCGCTTTCATCTTCACGACCTCCTGAGGTTACCTTCATATTTCTTACTGCTGCCACATAAGGTATTGGATTGATTATGATGTTTAACTCTCCTTCACCTATTCCATTACCCTTTATGCCTTTTTCCGTGCATAGTGCATCAACATCCTCAAATGTTTCCCCCGGTTTAATTTCTGCGTACTGCTCCGTCTCAAAGAAAATATTATTGCCATTTGTAACTCTTGTCCCCTTAGGAATTGACAGGGCAAAGTCAAGAGATGTACTAATTTCAAATCTTATTACGGTTTTGGCTTTTTCTGCTTCTTTTCGGATAAGCCCCTTAAATGCGACAAGATTATCTAAATATTTCCCTCTGGAATACTTGGTAAGATTCATCTTTCCTGCATTATCAGCGTATTGCATTAGCTGATATATCTGCAATGCTGCGGCATTTATAATCATCATATAAGGGCTTGCCTCAGATAGGTACGCTTCTTTCCCTGTTATCCTTTTATATTCAGATTTAAAATCATTGATCAAATCAGCTTTTACATCTTCAATGGTTGCACCGTCAATGAAATCTATATCAGGCAATTCATCAATCTTCCTCATCGTTCGCCTCCCTTTTCTTAAAGTAAGCTTTAGGTATCATCCTACCTTCGCCATTATATTCAAATTCGATATCGTCAACTTCCACGCGAGGCTCATATTTATCAATTTTTTCTATTATTTCCAGAGCAATTAGGTTTTCAGCCTCTTCTGTAGGCGCATCCATTATTCCCCTTGTCTCTATACCAAAATTTCTATCCAGCCCCTGTTCTCCTGATATAGTTGACATTAGATTGGAGACACATTCATTTATATCGTTTAGCTCTTCTTCGCTAAAACTTTCCGTATCAAGTATCTTGATAAATTCCATCCTTCCTCCTAACTATACTCTTGCAAGTTTAGTTCTACCTTTGCCTGGACTAATTCCCCCTTTGATAGAATTACATCCCATGTCTCACTTACCTCGGTTATTATCCACTTACTTTTGCTTACAGGCTTACCGCCTATTACAAAAGTGAAATGTTCGCCTTTTTCAACAGCCTTTACAATACGTTCCAAAGTTTTTCTAGGCTTTATCCCCAGCGTTGAAGACAGTAATATGGACAAGGACACCTCTTGAAGACCTGCGCCTAAAAATTCAGATTTGGGCTTTCCCTTTATAACTTCATGCTTTGCCCATCTACCGCTTGCCTTTCTTGACATATCTTTGAACGTAAGTACTTTTTTAGAACTTACTTCAAACGTGATTAATTTCCCAAGGTTGCCTATTTTTGCCATTCGTTGCCTCCTATGCCTTATCTTCAAGTGCTCTAATCCGTTTATCATAGTCGGATAGCTTTTTCAGAATCTCCGACAGAGCTATAGTACCTTTTGCACACTTAAGGATAACCTCTTTAGCCTCAAGAGTTATTCCCTCGCACTTTAGCAAGTACTCGCCTTCTGTACATTCCACGTAGGCCTTACTGTCAATTTCCTTTGTGTATTTTTCTCCACCTGAGTAATCATCATCAAAGTAAGTACCTAAGCAAAATCCTTTACTGCTGCCGTTTGCTAAATGCAACGTGACTACGGTATCCCCCACTTCAGGCATTGACTGTTCTTTGTTCATAGACATCATTGGAAGCGGAAGTGATGAGCTTTCTGAATCTTCGTAATATACTTTTACCTTCCCATTTTCAGGGTATACATTGGTCACTGTTCCTATTCTTATCATATCGTGGACTCCATGCAAAAAGCAGCCATCTACATGACTGCCTTAACCTTATATTTTGTATCCTGCAACTTCTCATAATATCATTATAACAGATACCACCGTGCACCGGCGTACACACTTTCAAAAAGGTTTCTGGACCTTGTGCATACTTAGCTCCATTTCATAACCGCCATTTCCTAAACTGTGTCTGACTTCATCAATAAAATACTTGCCATCAAGTCCCTTTAATCCCTTTATCTTTATACATTGTGTTGCGACAAGCTTCTTACCGCCCATTATTGTAATATTCATAGTCTCTGCTTGCCTATTTGCTGTGTTGAGTGCTGCCTTAGCTTGAAGTTCAGCATCATACTTACCAGAGGTTTGATTATTTATATATAACAATCTGCCTTTCTTACCAATCATAACCTTGGTTACTTCTTTCTTTTTGTTGCCGCTTTTACTTTTCTTCGTACCTTTTACATTCTTAACAGGGTCAGCATAACTAAACTTTACTCCTGTATAAGTCCCCTCAATGGTAGTGTTAGCATTCCATGAGAGCATATCCTTTTCAGAGATTGTAGTTGTTGCCTTTTTCTTTTCATACCTGACTATATCAAATATTACAATCTTTTGCTTGTAGACCTTCATAGCAAGCCCGTACTTTGAGCAAAGTTCATATAAGAATGTACTGTCCTCCTGATTATTTTGTTCTATCTCGTCTATATTTACTGTGTCTGCGTCATATACAAGACTTACACCAGCACTTTTAGCTACAGATAAGGCTATATTTTTCAGATTGGTTTTTTGCCAGACTTTGGTTTTTTGTAAGGTTTTAAAATCATTCGATACAGGGATGTTAACCCCATTCATATTACAGGTTAGCGGTCTGCCTGAAAATGAAATATCATCAATAGTAAAGCTCCCACAATCAAAGGTTTTCTTTTTAGCCTTTCCTTCAAAATTATTCAATACAAGCTTAGCAATAAACCTGCTGCCTTTTTTAGGTCTTTTCTTGCCCAGCCACTCTTTTTTTATATCGCATAATGTAAGTGATATGCTGTCTGACTTTCCGTCTGCTACATCTGTATAGCTAAAATCAGTTATATAATTTACTATATCATCAGCACTTTCTGCTTTACTTGCAGGCTTAACTTTCCTTTTCCCACTACTTTTAACAGCTTGTGCAGAACTTTCTATAGGTATAACAAGCTTCATCCCCGGAGCTATCCAATATCCTTTGTAATGGGCACTGTCTCCCTTCATCTTCCTTAACTGCTCTATAGCGGTCTTATTGGCATCATAGATGACCTTGAACTTATTTCCTGCTCCTAAATACTTCTTGGCCAGATTCCATAGATTATCCCCATATACAACCGTATGTATTACCTGTTCATTACTTTTTGATATGGTAGTAGTTTTATTTTTGCTTCCAGTGGATTCTTTGCTCTTTTTACCCTCCTTCGCAAATATCAAACGAACGTTTCTTGATAATGCCATCAATCCCTCCAATCTGGAATATCCTCGTCTTCCTCATCTACTTCTTCCGGTAAGTCATAGATTTTTACAACTACCCCTGATGGAAATACAAAATAAGTCAACAAATCTCCATTATTTTTCATTAAGAAAGAGAGGTGCATTTCATCACCATACACCTCTTTAGCTATAATGTCCCAAGTATCCCCGGACTTAGTTATGTATTCTCTCATGGTTAAAATGCAACCCTCCTTCTCAGCTTATTGTAATTATCAGCCAATTTATTAAACTCACTCTGTGATATACTAAGAGCCTCAGTAAGGTCTTTCTTGCTCGGTGCGTCTCCATAAAACTGTAATGTAGGCTTGTACTCTATTCTTGTAGTATCTCCTGCATTCCTTAAATCAACCCCGTCAATCCGGTGATTCATGCCAAGATATGCGCCAGCCTGTTCCCACAAAGATATTGCGCGGTTGCTTCTATCAAGTGGTATGGCAGCCTCCGGACCTTTCTCCGCAAAAGTGGTGAGGATTGGTCTATTCCATATACCTCCTTCTGCATTCTGATATACTTTTATATTAGATCCGCCTGGCATATTTAATGTTGGCTTTTCACTCCACGTTGGCATTTCAGGAGTAAGCCTCATTGCTACATTGGCATCAACCTTAAAATTATGCGTACTATACCAGTTTCTTAAATATGCTTCGGTAAATGCTGAAAACCCTTGGTTGGCTCTTTTTAATGCCTCTTCACCCGATGTCTTATACTTCTGTTCAGCATCGTCAAAAAACCTTTTAGGCACAAGGTTATAGTCTTTAGGCAACTTACTTTCAACATTTTTAAGTATCTCTTTATAGGTATTAGCATGCGTACTATTCGCTATACGTTTTCCTATTTCCATTTCAAACGAATTATAGCTTATAGGGAATTGCCCATTTTCTATAGTCCCTGCACTTGATATTCTATCCATCATTTCAGTTATAGCCGTAGGGATTTCCTTGCCAAGTTCCTTATATTTGCCCTTGATTTCCTCAAGCTTATCCGTGGTGCCCTTCATATTATCAACAAGCTCGCTAATACCTGGCAGAGTAGCACCATACCTAGCGGATACTTCTCCCCACATATTTTCAAGTACTGAATCAGGCGTTAATGTCCAACTATCTGGATTTGCCCTGCTTTCTATTGCAGAATTATAGGCATTGTCAAGCCCTGTTTTCTTTGCTTTTTCAATAGCTTCTATCTGAAACTTTGCAATCTTTTCATATATTTCAGTTACATTTTTAAGGTAAGCCTCATCCTCTTTTTGTATACCCTTCTCATAAAGTTCTTTAGACATCCCGCCCTTATCAAAGGCAGCCTTAATTCCTGCTCTATTCTTACTATACGCTTCAAGATATTTATTTTCAGCATCTTCTGCCTGTGTGGCAAGTTCAGCCTGTAAGTTTTTGAATGTCTCAGAGTCAAGCTTGGTTCCATCAAACTTCTTGCCTAATTTAATCAACCCTGCATCAAAGTTACTTGTAGCAAGTTCAGCTTGTAATCTCGCAAATTTCTGTTCAAGCCTTGCAATTTTCTTTATTTCTTTTTCATCAAGAATATTATCTGAAAAGGCTTTATTTACAGTATCAGATAATTCTTTCCCCAGCTTTTCCATCTCAAGATAAGTGCTGTTATAAAAATTATCCACTTTTCTGGTAACGCTGCTGTTTTCGCCCTGCGTGAGTTTAAGGCTTAATGATAATGCATACCTTTCTTGAAGCACATAATCCTGTGCCTTCTTAACATAGTCAGCTATAGCGTTCTTATAGTCTTCTCCTTCTTCCTCACTGAACTTAACTCCAACCTTAGCAAGCCAATTTCTCCGATCTAAATCCTCTAATGAATTACGCAAGCCTCTCGCCATATCCTCGGCTTTTTTAAATGCTTCTGCTCCCTTTGTAAGTTTTTCAAAATGCTTCTTACCTACAATATTTTTTGCAG